TCAATAAATCCCATCATTGCGATCAACCTCATCCTTAACCATTGATGCGAGCAGTTCTTCCAGTTTCTGCGCTGACAGCTTTACCTGGTGATCTTCAGCATCTTCCCGGGCTATTGTGGTTCGCGCAGTGGCTGATTTTGCTGACATCACCACAGGGGGCAGACGGACCATTGAACCATGGCCTCCGGAACAAATAAGGGCAAAAATAACAACCACTATCGAAAGCTCACAAACTAACCGCAGCACGTTCCTGCATACGACGTGTCTGCGGCATAATCCCAATGATTACTCCCTGACAGGATTTGCAGGCCACTCAATATCAGGTACAGTTGATGTATCAACACGATTCAACAATACCCGATATTTATTCCATGCCTCCAGCAACGATCTTTCTTCCTCCGTTGCGATTTCCAGATCTACAGCATCCTGCAGTGGCGCAATATACTCACTGAATTCCTGGATGTAGAACTGTGTGGTGACGGTCTTCCAGCCATTCGGCTCCTGCTGTATCGAAGCATACCAGGCTATTTCAATATCGCTATGCTGCGGCAGCATTTAACCCCTTGTAATTCATCGCCATAATTGATTTAATTCACAAATAAAACTATAACATGGTGAAATCAATGAAAAAAAACACAGATGATGGGGCTAAAATTTACACACCACTTACCCTAAAGCTTTATGACTGGTGGGTTTTGGGAGTATCAAATCGGCTTGCATGGGGATGTCCTACAAAGGAACACCTTCTTCCACACTTTCTGGAACATGTAGGTAACAACCATCTGGATATTGGTGTTGGAACTGGGTTTTACCTTACTCACGTACCTGAGAGTAGTCTGATATCTTTAATGGATTTGAACGAAGCTAGCCTGAACGCGGCATCTACAAGGGCTGGGGAATCAAAAATTAAACATAAAATTAGCCATGATGTTTTTGAACCTTATCCCGCGGCGTTACATGGTCAATTTGATTCCATTTCCATGTTTTACCTTCTTCACTGCCTGCCTGGAAATATATCTACAAAAAGCTGTGTAATACGCAATGCGGCGCAGGCCTTAACTGACGATGGAACTCTATACGGAGCCACAATTCTTGGCGATGGAGTTGTGCACAATAGCTTCGGTCAAAAACTGATGCGCATTTACAATCAGAAAGGCATCTTTTCAAACACAAAAGATTCCGAAGAAGGCTTAACACATATACTCTCAGAGCATTTCGAGAATGTTAAAACCAAGGTTCAAGGTACTGTAGTAATGTTTTCCGCTTCAGGGAAAAAATAGCATCCAACCGCAGCACGTTCTTGCTTAAGACGTGCTGCGGCATAATCCCAATGATTACTCCCTGACAGGGTTCGTAGGCCACTCAATATCAGGTGCAGTTGATGTATCAACACGGTTCAGCAACACCCGATACTTCTTCCAGGCTTCCAGCAACGGAGTTTCTTCCTCCGTTGCATATACAGCTCACCTTTTTTCACCCACGATTAACCAACAGCCAGACCAGCAGACACGCCACCACCGGCACAGCAAAATCCATCAGGCTTGCCACATCCCACGCGCGCGGATCAAAACCGCCCCACCACGGCATATTCATTCGCTTGCCATGCCCGAACATTTCAATCCAGCGATATTCTGCCTGGGTGTGTTCACGCGCAATGAAGAACGTACAACCGGCTATCGCCCCGTAAGCCCAGTTCCCGGTAAAAAGACCAATCAGTAGCTGCGCAGCCACAGCACAAAGCGCATGAAGGAAAGGTGTTATATCCATTTTCATCCTACCCAATAAAACGGGGCGCTCGGCCCCTTAATATTATTTAGACGCAAGCGCCGCCTCAATTGCAGATAATCTTTGTCTTAATTCTGCGTTTTCTTCTTCCAGTGCTGTTATTCTGTCGTCTGACTCTCTGGCTACCTGAACAAGCAAGCCAGTAACACCAGAATAATCTACTGTGTAATAACGTTCACCTTCTTCACCTTCCGATCCGCTTGCACCGTCCTGATATTTCATTGCGGAACCTACAACTTCTGGGATTGCTTCCAGAGCTTCCTGTGCAATGACACCAGCATAGGGCATACCGTTTTCTTTAAGCGTGTATGTATAGCCGTTCATTTTACGGATGCGGTCGGTTGCATTATCGATCACCTGAATGTTGTCTTTCAGATCCCGGTCGGAATGCTGGTTAAATGCGGTGGCATGACATGCACCATTAACGCTTAACATATAGGTGTTATCGGTATTTTTCTGCGCATAGAACATATAAGCGCCACCATCAACACCGACTTCATAAACAACAGGACGGCTGGTGTTGCCCCACAATTGAGCAGTAACACCAGCATAAGCGGTTCCCTGTGTGTTTAATGTCATGGTTGACCCATGATTGGCATATTTGATCTGTAATGTGTCGGTGTAATCAAATTTAATAAGCGCGTTACTTCCACGCTTGCTGTATGACATAAGGCAGTTACCCATTTTGAGGTATCCGCTGTCACCGGGAAAAATCATCGTACCGCCATAAAGGTTGGTAAAGTCCCAGCAAATGTTTGTCCCGTTATCGTTCAGGTTAAGGCGCGCCATTGCGTTACCTGGACTGTCTATCCATTTTTTGAGGTATAGTTCGCAATACGCATCCTCAACACCTGCCGTCCTGTGAGTTGAGCGGAGTTTTCTCCCAAATATAGCTCCGCTAGTTGGCAATACCTGCTGATACCATGAAGCAGACCAGTCACCAACGATTTCATCTTTGCTGTCTACATATAATTTTGTTGCGTAGCTTCCTTGATCGTTTTTTAATTTGCTAACGTCGGATTTTTGCGTTTTGATGTCATCAGGAATTACTGTCGATGTAGCCATTTTTCTTCCTCACATCCAGCCACGAAGTTGATGCTCAACAGCAACCACGTATTCATCGAATAATGACGATATTTGCGAATCATTAATGATGCGCACGTTTACAAAATATCCGTCTTCCTTAACACATACCGGTTCGCCATCTTCAGTCAGTTCTCCGGTTTCTTTGTACACGTTACCTATCACGTCAATAAGAATATCATCCTGCATCGACTCGTCATCATAATAGCCAGTGCTATCCATAAAGGCCGAAAAGTCGGCCCTGTCGGCAAATTTGAGTGTTAAATCTTTCATTAGATTGACTCCCCCACCTGAGCATCAGTCAATGCCTTGTGCCATATTCTGAAATTCCTGACATGACCAAATAAATGACGTAACCCGGCTGTAGTCTGGCCTCCAATACGGATAATTGCGGTGTTCTGAATACAGGACCATGTGGTTTTTGTTTCGCTGGATATATGCCCGTTACTTACTGAGCACGTAGACTGCTCTGACTTTACACGCATCCCCATAACCATTTTTTCAAGCGATGCGTTTTCGTTTACCCGTCTGTTAGCTCCTCCAATATCGCAATAAGGAAATCCGTCGTAATCTGTTGAACGACCGAAGCCAAGAATAATAGCCGCTCCGGTTTGATGACCGCCGGTATCAAAAACACGTGGCGCTGCATTTGGCGTTTTATACCAGTTCTTATGTACCTCACAAAGAACCGTAAAAGGAAGATTATAAAGGTTATTCTTGATTGGGACTGTCACCATATCGCTTGCGCGAGTGCTTGCAGTTATATCAGTTACAATAAATGACGAAGCACTTGATCCACCTTCCACTTGTGGAGTTGCGATATCCAGATAGTCTCCAGATGCTGTGCCTGAACCTTTTACAGGAGCGTATTGAACCATCGCACCAATCATGCTCTCTGTATCTAGTGCATTAATTGTAGCCTGATAGAAAATCCAACCAGTAACCTCATCTTTTACAGCCTTTGCAATAATACGGTCTGCAGCAGTACCAGCTTTATCAATTACAAGTGTTGATAAATTGAGGTAAGCATCTCCCAAAAAAGTGTAAGTATAACCATCATGGTGTTCAAATCTTAAACGACACCTTACATTTTCAACATCACTTCTTACACGGCATGAAATGGTCACATATTTTTCATCACCTGTGACATCAAACCCTTTACTGCCAGAAACCGTTACGATATTAATAGCACTTGTCTGACCAATAAGAGTATCTTTTACAGTAAATCTCCCATAAGTAAAATTAAAAGAATCCGTGGATATTTCTGTGAGTTCCAGATTGCCTGACTTATTCCATTTAGATGGATTTGTTGAATTAAGCAGAAGATTAGTTCTTTGCCCCTCAATAAGCAGGCCATCACGTTCAAATCGTGGCTCGTCAATGGCAGCCTCTGTCAGCACACCAGATTTGTTAATATAGGTTGCTTTCGATGCACGTTTAAACTTAACAATCTTGTCGCCAGGCATCGTTATTTCATCGTCACCAATAACAATTTTTTTATATGATGGCGAAAAGCCCGTAATCATATCCAGCGAATCGTTAAATGGTATCCACACATCAGGCAGCGGCTGTAAGACATATTTATACGGCTCCGCAGCCTGGCTTGCGTACTCTCTGGCTGCATCTTCGCTTGCTTTAGCTGCCGTCTGGCTTGCTGCCGATGCTTTCGCTGAGTTCGCAGCCGCTGTTTCGCTCACCTTTGCGTTGGTTTCACTGGTTTTTGCTGCTTTTTGACTGTTAGCTGATGCAGTGGCAGAAGCAGCCGCCGCGCTTGCAGAACCAGCTGCAGCACTCTCGCTTTCGGCTGCTGCATCCTGACTGCTTTTCGCCGCAGTTTCGCTGGCTTTTGCATTCGTTTCGCTGGTCTTCGCTGCCGTCTGACTGGACTTTGCGTTAGTTTCACTCGTCTTCGCGGCTTTCTGGCTGTTAGCCGCAGCAGTTGCTGATCCAGCTGCTGAAGTCGCAGAACCGGCTGCCGCGCTCTCGCTTTCGGCTGCTGCATCCTGACTGCTTTTCGCCGCAGTTTCACTGGCTTTGGCATTCGTTTCGCTGGTTTTCGCTGCCGTCTGGCTGGACTTTGCGTTGGTTTCGCTCGTCTTTGCGGCTGTCTCGCTATTTTTCGCGTTGGTTTCTGATTTTTTGGCTGCTGTCGCGGAGTTTGCCGATGCAGTCTTTGAGGTCGCTGCCGCCTGTGCGCTGTTAGCTGCATTCGTTTCTGAGGTTTTCGCCGCGTTCTTCGATGATGCCGCTGCAGTTTCGGATTTCTTTGCCGCCGCTGCGCTCTGAGAGGCGGCTTC